GGTTCCGTCGATGGCGTTGGAGACACAGAATGAGAACGCTTGCGATCCATCTGTCGCATTGATTGAAGCGTGCATCAGAACGACCGTTCCAGTAGCGATCGGTTGCAATGTAAAGCCAACCGGGAGATTTGCATTTAGAAAGCCTGGGCCGTTAGATGTCCCGCTTGCCTGCTGCAATGCCTCGACCGTGTTGTACGCAAACCCGATCACTGTAGTTGCACTGGTGATCGCGCTGCCACCCTTGGTCTGAAACTTCTGCACGGTGTCCGTGTATTGCTCGGCTTCTTCCCACGCATATTTCCAGCGTCGATTTGTGATCACAGTTGTATTGGCTGTGATCTTGGCGAGGAATACATTGAGCACTCGCGGCGCATAGCGACTCAAGTCATTCTGTTTTTTCTCGTTGACTTTATCCGTGAGTTTCTTGAATCCTCGCTGCGAGAATGGGCCGAATGAACCATCGATGTTCGGCTTGAGATTCATTAGGTTGTCACCACGCCAAGCAAACTAAATGCTGAAGTGTTGGGGAATGGCTGTTTGTAATAAACTTTGGCGGCTCGCCACGGATTGCTGACAGATACGACAGTTGCGGGAGTTACTTGATCGGGAACCACGCTGCCGTCGCCGTTGCGAAGTGGAACTTGTTTTAAGTGGAATGTCTGTGTGTCGAGCGTGAATGAGAAGTTGACCTCGTATTGATTCGGGCCAATACGGCTCGAGGTTGCGCCATCAAATACAAGCGTGCCGATTGGGCAAGCAAGATTTTGAGATGCTGTTGCGCTTGCTCCAAAAGTAAATAGTGCGCTATTCCTATTTCCAATCGTGTTTGCATATGCAAGATAATCAGGTCGACCAATCACGACATTTCGCACGCTGATATTTAGCACGCCTTGAATGCTTGAAATAGGATCGCCTGCGCTGTCGACTTTATTTCCAGCAATATCAATCAGAGACGGAGCAGTTTTAAGAGCGTCCGATGTCGGCAGCGTCGCACCAGTGCGCCACACATCGACAATATTCGCCTGCGCGTTGACCTCGATGGAAGTGAAGCCAACTTGTTTTTCCTGCAAGATGTCTTGACCTTCAGCCGAAACTCCATCGATTGTCGTAGACTGTTCAAAACTATGAACGCCTGTCCAGTATTTGTCGGAGCCATCTTGCACTGGCGTATAGGTCGCTCCTGTGAACGACATCAATAATTCCATTGTAAGTTCGTCGCCCGCCCCGAAATCAAGAGTGCCTGCGGCAGAAGCACTATTACGAATATCGTGAACAGTAAGAGAATTACCTGTAGTTTCATAAATCAAAAATGTCGTCGACCCTGTCCACTTGCCGCGATCGTAGGAACCTGTTCGGCTCGTCTGTTCCCATACCATTGTCATGGCGTTGCTCCTATGGCTTGATTGAGTTTGACCAACTGGTCGTATGTGCCCTTGGTATTTGAAGCCGTCTCAATCGCTTTGTTGAATGCTTCTTTCGCCTTCTCAATCTCTTTTGATTTTGAGAAGTCTGTCACGCCTTGCAACTTGATCGACCCGAGCGCGGAGTCGACGCTGGTCGCGCTGGCGGTGCGATTAGCCTTTGCACGATTCAATTCGATTGATGCTTCTATGCCTGATGTGTAATCTTCTTTGGCTGTCTTTTGCGCTTCAAGTGTTTGTTCAACTAGGGTTTTGTTTGCTTTGCCCGCTTCGACAAGATCCCACGCGGCCATTGCTTGCGCAACCATTTCAGATGTCATCCCTGCCATTGAAGCCAAGCGGTCAAGTTCAGCGTCTCGCACCGACATTGTCGATCGAGTCGCCTGATCTTGTAGATCATTTAATGTTTTTTGAGCTGAGGCAAGTTCATTCTTTGCGGTGATAGCAGCAGTGGCCGCATCATCATCTAGTTTTTTATCTGCTAAACCCTGATCGTATAATTGTTGCGCTTCATAGATAGCGTTCAATGACATGCCAGCGTTCATCATGCGATCGCTTAATGCTTGCTTTGCCAATTCTGCGGAAGATTTTTCTATGAAGAAAGTTCCGTCTTTAATCTTTTGCAGTTCTGTTTCAAGTTGCAATTTTTCTGCTTCAATTCTCATTGCATACTGAGCAGCAGATGCGTTTTCCTTTTGTTTATTGGCGGCATCAATTCGACTTTGTTGCTGATCTTGCTCCGCTCCCATTGAGCCGCCCATGTACCCGCCTGCGTCAAGCATGGAAGCAATTAACTTGCCTCCCGATCCGACGATCGGCAATCCTTCAAGTGTCGTGGCGATGGTTTGCCCGATTGCAGTGACAGCCTCTCCAAACCCTTTTATGCTTCCATCTCTAAAACCTTTTACAAGTTCATTGGCTGCGTTCAATCCTGCATCGATCAAGCCAATGGTTCCCAAGCCGCCTAGCAATCCACCTACTGCGCCTTTCATCTGCTTTGCATTGATTTTTTCAATATGACTTGCAATGCCAGCACCGCTTTTCTTTGCGGCATTTTCGGCTGCTTTCATGCCTTGCACGAACGGATCAGGATTCGCGTAGAGATCGACTGTCATCTTTCCTGTGACTGGCATTATTTGACTCCCATCTTTTGCTTGAGTTGTTCAAGTGCTTGCTGCGGGTTCTGCTTCGGAGGCTCGTAGTACGGCATAAAATCATGCGGGCTGAACGACTTGGAATTGCTTGATCGATGCGCGTTGGCAACAGTTGACGCGACAATGCCCGCGCCGAGGTCACCGCGCTGGCGTGAGTCAAGGCATCCAGTGATGCTCTGATATGCAATCCATTCTTGGAGTTCTTGAGCCGACATTCGATCTCCTAATTCTGCAACAGTCATTTTCAATTCAGCCGCCAGCGTGAACATGAACAATCGCAGCGGGCGGCTTCTTAGTTTTTTTCGAGTTCCTCTGCGTCCTTTGCGCCGAGACCCGAGAGACGCTGGCAGTGCTCATACAACTTGTCAATCACGCTCGCAGGCATTGCGCCTACTTCTGCGATCTCCGTATCCGTGAACAGTCTCACGCCAGCCTCGTCGGTTAAACACCTCACGACGAGACTGGCGCGGATGTTCTTCACGCCCTTCTTGATGTCACGCTGCGAGAAAACTTCCTGCTCCCACAAATCTCTATCTGAGGCCGAAAGTCCTCGAAGCGAGACGAGACCGTCAATGCCCGCAACCTTGACGGTGGCGGTTGGGATCTTGAGTGCAAGTAGTTGTTCTCGGATTGACATGTGGGTTCTCGATTAGGTGATGGTGAGTGCGCCTGTGACTTGCAAAGTCACGGATCCTGTGATGACTCCATCGACAGCGGCTTTGTAGTCGTAGCCTGTGATGATTGCGGAGCCACTAAATGTCGAAGCTTCTGCGCTTGCGATTGCAAACGCAATAGAAGTGCGTGCGGTGACTGTGGACTTGATCAAGTCTTGACCAGAATTACCACCGTCAGAATTAAAATCGCAGGAAATTGTTCCCGGCGAGATAATGCCCGGTAAGAATGTCTTTGTGGTTGCCGCAAGATTTGTCGATTCAACGGCTGACAAACCAAACCCAGAAAAATTGAGCGAGGTTAATTCTCCGATAAGTGTTCCCGGCGAGGTTCCCAATGTAAGAGTTGTTCCACCGTTTGCTACTGAAATTGCCATGTGAGTATTCCTTTGTTGTTATGGAATCGGGACGACGCTAGTCAACGAGACTGGAGATGGAGCCGATGCCAAGTAGTAAATTTTTAGAGTGACGCTGCAAACGAAAGCACCGAGTTCGGTTCCTTCGCCGCCAAGGTCGTAGTTCATGTTTGTGCCATCGATGCGAATGCTTTGGATCGTCATCGGGCTGTTAGTTGTGGTATCCAGTGTTCCACTCGCCGCGTAGAGATCGACCCGCACGCGGTCTGCAATGTTGGCCGCAGAGATCAGCGATGAATGCACGCAGTCGACTGTGACTGTGGCGACCCGCAGGCGGTCGGCTCCTGCAAGTGTTGGGCTGGCTCCGTCATCGCTTTGCGAACTCACGACGATGAACGGCATTGGAGTCGCTGGCGTGACGAACGACTGGAAGATCTTGGTCGAAGACCCAAGACCTGTGATCACGCTTGGAGACTGCTGCAAAGCGAGATGGATGGCTTCTACGAATTTCATCGTGCAGCCCTGTTCATTTCTTTTGCGATGCGCTTGAATACTTTGTCGAGTCCGTATCCAACATCCTCAGTGAATTTGGCGTTGATGGTTGCGGCGTGAGTCTTGAAAAAATATTGAAATATTTTCCAGCCTGTGTATGCGCGTGCGGGATCTTTGTAGCGGCCGTGCTCGATAAGCCAGGAGTTTTGCGTATAGCCCCAAATGCGGCTCCACACGCTGGCCTTGTTCTTTCCGATTTCGTATGGAATGATTCTGTGACTGTAAATATTGTGAGCAATACGAAGTCGGCTCTCCTTGATCGGATGCATTGGCTGATGCTTATTCGCACGCCATCGCCACGACTTTTGAGCCTCGGTCTGATTGTCGTCGTTCTTGCCGATGTATGTGCCGTACAAGCCTGCAAGTTTGTCTCGCGGTCTAGTCAACGCTTTGATCTCGGCTTTTTTCAAAACCTTGTACAGATCGTCGGTGCGCATGGTCTTCATCTGATCAAGGAACTGATCCAAGCCTTTGATGATCTTGCCGTCGCTCGACATTACTGCACCTCTCGACATTGCATGGTGAGCGTGTGACCCGCAGACTTGTAGTCGACGATGCTGACAATCTCGAATGTGGTGCTGATCACAGAGCCGCCAGTGCCTCGACTTAGATACGCCGTGAAGCGGTCGAATGCCCTGATGCCCGGGTAGAAGTTGGTTGTGATCTGATGCGTGACAACTTGACTCAAAGCCATGTGGTTTGACTTCTCCACCGCGCTCGAGTCCTTGATCTCGCCGAAAATCGTGTCGCCAGTGGTGTAGGTGTAGGTCGGAGTGCCAAAAGAAGTCAGGGTCTGCGTGCGTACGCCGATGACCATCGGTGTGCGCATCATGCCGCTGTTCATTGATATTCTCCGCTCTTGTACTGAGCAATCAAAGCGGAGATGGTGTTGGGCACTTCGTACTGTTGACCCGGAGCGAGTGTGGATCTGTAGTCGTACAGCGTCGAGCACATCATCAGAATTGCGTGCTTGAGCGCAATCGGGATCGCAGTTGCACTGGAGCCGTGACCCGCCACATAAACAACTGTGACAACGCCTGCGCCGCCGCCAACCAGTGACGGCCATGACTTGCCGTCAAGCAGCTGGATGCGACCAATGCCGTTGTATGACTTGGTGGTGTAGTCGGTTGACGCTGACAGCGTCTGTGTATTGCCGTCGGTGTCGACATACTGCACGCTCGTGACGCTGACTAGCGGCGAGCGCGGCAAGGCGATCTCGTAGGACGAGCCGTTGTAGACTTCGCCGCTCGAGCCTTGGACTGGCGTGTTCTGTGGGAACGAGTCATAGACCGAGGTGAATGTCGTGTTTGAAATTACGATTCCGCAATAGTTCTCAATCATCTGCTGCGCTGTTGTGATGATCGATGTCGACCCGCCGCTGCTTGCGGCGATGTAGGTGTCGTCGAGCGAGTGGAATATGCGCAGATGCGCCTTGGCTTGCGCAGTTGATACCGCCATGAAACTCGGAGCGGTCGTGATCGTGGTGTTGACTCTCATCGCGGTGTTGCTCCCTTCTTCACTGCCTTGCATGGCACGGCCCGCGAGCAGCACTGCACATCGTCGGAGTCTGCGCGCTCGGCATAACCGAGTGCGAGCCACTCGATTGCGGTGCGCTCGTCGACGGCGATGACTTCGCCCGGCGCGTGAACGCCAGTCGCTGTCACAACTCCTTGAATCATCTTCACATTCGGCATAAATCCTCGGCACGCATTTCTGCGAGCCGAGGGTGATTTCAATTCAGTTCAGTGATCAGACTGCGCAAGCAAAAACCTTGAATGCTTCTGGCAGAGTCACAGTGAAATCAACACGATTGCTCGCGATGTAACCTGTTTGTCCGTTAGCCGCATACAACTCTTTCAAGACGCGCATGCTGTAAGTTCCGCGCTCTGCGAGTACGGAATAGTTTCCGAAGTCGCCGATCACGCCGATCTTTGCAGTCGTCGCAACTACTGGCATTGCGGCAGATGCGTAGACAGGAATGCCCATCAATCGATCAGGCTCACCGAGTGCGCCTGAGTTTTGCCAAAAGTAATTCACAGAGCCAGCGAGTGAGCCGAGTTGTCGCAACTTGCCGAGGGTTGCATCGTGAACCAAGATGCTGGCATTCGTGCGGTACTGACGAGCAAGTGAGTACACCCAATCGATAACTTCAGCGGCTGTGAATGCACTGTTTGACGAAGTCGTCTTTCCAGTGGTGATCGCCGCGCCTGCAGACAGCAATGGATTTGCAGGGCCATCGGATACTGCTGTTGTTGCACAGAACGCAGTTTCTTCGGCTTGAGCAAACATACGAGCGAAGGACTCGGTGAGGATCGCTTCGATGCTGAATCCTGCGCCACGCGCTGGAGCATCTTCGACGAGTTCATTTGAAACCTTCAAGAGACCAGTCAACTTCTTAGGTGTCAATGTCACCTTCGTGTAAGTTTGACCACTTTCAACATAGGCCGCCGCTTCCGCTTTAAAATTTGCTGTGCCAGCCGTATCATCCACGGCA